CGAACGGTTGATGGAGTAGGAGTAGGAGTAGGAGTGGCAGCAGCTTCTGCTTGTGCGGTATCAGCTTCTGCTTGTGCGGTAGCAGCTTCTGCTTGTGCGGTAGCCACTTCCTCTGGGGTCGAATTAGGATCTGCAGCAACTGCATCGGCTGCGGTTTGTGCCTCATCAGCGGCGGCTTGTGCCTTATTGGCTTTATCTTTTCCATCTGGTACTTTCTTCTCTTCACCACCCATCATGGTAGAAGCTATACTAGAAGAAATGCAACACATACTGAGAAGTCCAACACCGGCTAACATTGGTACGGCGGCCATCGTATTATCATACTTTAAGATTTAAATCTATGATACAAGTAGTATGCAAATATTCGTGAAAACACTTACTGGAAAAACTATCACACTTGAGGTTGAATCCTCTGACACTATCGATAACATCAAGGCTAAGATTCAAGATAAGGAAGGAATTCCCCCCGACCAGCAGCGACTCATCTTCGCTGGGAAGCAGCTCGAGGATGGACGCACCCTAGCTGATTACAATATTCAAAAGGAGTCTACTCTACACCTTGTACTTCGTCTCCGTGGTGGTGCCAAGGAAAAGCCCAAGCGTAAACCCAATGCATACATGAACTTTGTTAAGAAAATGCGACCCACTGTGGTAAAGGACTACCCAGATCTAACTTTCACCGAGATTGGTGCAAAATTGGGTGAGTTGTGGAGGGCTCTCACGGATGATGAAAAGAAGAAGTATGTGAAAGCTTAAGGATTTGGATTGTAATAAAAATAGATGCCTCTCGGTGTTAAGAAGCTTTCATTCGATGCTCGTTTGCCTACTCGTGGTTCTGATGGTGCTGTGGGATATGATTTATATAGCTCCGAGGATGCGAGTGTACCGTGTCAAGCGGGGCGAGCTTTAGTGAGTACTGGTATTGCTTTGTCTATACCAGATGGTCTGTATGGGCGTGTAGCTCCTCGTTCTGGTCTAGCTGTGAAACACTGTATCAACGTCGGTGCAGGTGTTATTGATCCCGATTATACCGGTGAAGTCAAGGTCGTCCTATTTAATCATGGCACGGAAGACTTTGAAATCAAGAAGGGTGATCGTATCGCTCAACTTATTTTGGAAAGGTGTGATACACCTATGATTAAGGAAATTGGTCTACTTGAAGAGACACTCAGGGGTGATGGAGGTTTTGGTTCTACAGGTCTTTGAGATCATCCTGACAGAACCATAAATCCTCGGCTCTAGGCATAAAAAGTATACCATGACTCATAGTCATAGATAATTTGGCTTTATTGACATTCGGGTAAGACCATAGTATCCACCTCTCCCAATATTCGGCCCGGAAGAAATCTTCCCAATCCTCTTTAGAACTTTCCCTAATTTTCAACATTTCTTTCTGTATCTCATACGGATTCGTCTCTATTCGCAGCTCCTTAGGAATGATAGCACCTTTCCTAAGAAGTTGTGCACGCATAAGTCTCGGATTACCGTGGTCTGGGTAGTGCTGAAAACCCTTCTCACCAAAATCAATACTCCGTTTATTTGGTAAGGTGACCCTATATTTATGTGTAATCGAAGGACTGGGTTGTAATACGACGTGCATTATGATATCATATAAGGAATTAATACGACAAAAAAATATGCTTGAATACACGTCATACGACGGTATCAAAATCCAAGTTGGTCAGAGTGCAAAAGAAAATGACCAACTGACAATGACGAGTGACCCTAAACACTGGTGGATGCATGTAGCTGGCTGTCCGGGTGCACATGTTGTAGTGTGCTACGAAGGAGACCAACTACCTAGAGAGACGAAAAGGGATGCTGCAGTTCTCACAGTCTATCACAGTAAGGTACCAAAGACAAAGATGTCACCTGTGGATCTTGTTAGGGTTGACCAAATATCAAAGTACCAAAAGTCGACTCATGGATTGGTAAATTTGGAAGGTGAAGTTATACAACTCACAGTTTTCATGAATAAGGAAAAACCGAGACTTGATAGATTGCTTATTTATTAAGGTTAATAATTCTAGACACTTGACTAATTGTGGGTACAGAAACACCAATCTTCTCTTGCATGACTCTCTTGTTCAATTCAGGTTTAACACTTGAATGTATTAATCCTGCTGCGATAGTTTTTGCGTGCCTGGACATGAGCGCGGGGGGGATATTGCGGATAAATTTCAAAAAACAATAAGGTCGTTGTTGTTTGACAGTAATATCAAGAGTTTTAAACATCGATAGGGTGTGGTTCCAAATGTTTTGTTGATAAGGTGTTAGTTTTGAAACTTCGAGAGAGACATTGTCGAGTCTGACCCTTCCGGCAGATTCCGTGAAAGTTTCGGGGGCACCACCGTGAAAATTACCCGACGCAAAGTTCGCCACGTCCGCGAAGGTCATGGCGTGCCATAGCGAACGCGCCGCGGTGGGGGCTTCCATATTGGTCCTCTCGTCATTACGAAATGATGTTTTTGAATTCGTTTCGAGTTTAGCAACTTTTTTTTTCAATTTTCTACACTTCTTTTTCAACTTTTGATTCTGCAATACAAGTTCGGTGACACCAGATTTCACCTTGCGAACAGAATCAAGAGTTGGAGTTTTCGTTTTCACCATGTTGGATGTTTTGAACTTACTTTTTCAATATTTAAATTATTACTTAGGTACTCTAGTTACCGAACGCGACGCCACCCATGCCTTGTTTGACCCTGAGAATATTGTAATTTACAGCGTACACACGATGGAGAGCGTTACCACCGGTTGGACCGGAAATTGAAAGTTTGGCATTATCAATACGAGAAAAGTTTAGGGTTCCCGTGGGGTTCGACTTGCTTAAACCCAGGCAGAATGGCCAGGTGAAAGTGGGAAGATCCTCGAGAATGTCATCTGGGAGGTCACTACTGTGCATCTCAGGGACGACGGTGTGGTGATAGACTGGGGAGGTATCCTCGAAAAGAGGGGTACCGTTGATGTAAAGTGTAGAACTGGAGAAAGTATACTCCGAATCCCAGTCATTACCCGTCGCCTTACCGGATACAAGGTGGATGGACTTTACGGGGTGGTTAAAAAAGGTGAGATCTATCTCGCTATCGGTATTGGTGGCGAGCTGATATTGGGTCTGTGTAAAGAGAAGTTCATGTTCGTTATCGGTGAAGAATTTGCGCTCATCAGTGTCTAAATACACATAGTTACCCCAAACCTTAGGAGTGGAACCAGGAGTAAACCCATCCCTGCATTTAATACGTATCTCAACATCATGATATTGGAGGGCCACTAATGGAAGAGACTTGGTGTAATCCTCCCCAAAGAAGAAAGGAATAATATAATGGTCACCTCCGTGATTAGCCTTCTTGTTATTAGTGGTTACGGCGTACGAAGCCTTGGCTGCACTGTCACGTAACAGAGGGTTGTGTACACCCTGAATGAAGAGTGAATCGAGCTGGGAGACCTTTTGACCACCGATATAAAGACTGAATTCGGTTGGGTTAGATGCATTCTGGGAAAAGAGACCGGCGGTGTTGTTTTGTACACTCGCGATATTGGTAGCCTCAATCCAGATGTAACTCATGAGGTCACCCTTGGAACGAATAGGGATGGTAATTTCATTGTTCGCGGCGAAAGTACCAATGTAATCCATACGCTCAGGCTTCATCGAGAAGTTAGTATGGCGTTTGTAATTTTGACGGAAAAAACTGACCTCTGGGTCACCAGTGATGAATACATCCTGGGCTCCAACAGACACGAGATCAATTAAAGCAGCTGACATTTATATATAAATGATATTAAAATTTTGGCTCATAGTATACATATGGTAGTATTCCAGGCTCTGACATGGGAGGCACGAGATGTTGAAGGAGAACATCACATCAGTGTATTTGGTAAAACTGAGGAGGGAAAATCTGTGTGTGTGACGACAACATTCGATCCATACTTTTTCGTAAAGCTCCCAAGGGATACAAAGCCCGCCGACGTTACCCGTCTGTTTAATGATATCAATCTTTTGAAAAAGGATCACGTCACCAGTTACAGTCTGACGAAACAAAAAGATGTTTGGGGTTTTCAAAATAATGAAGAATTTCACTACATGCACCTAAATTTTAAGACGCTCGAAGCTCGACGTAAAGTGAACTCGATTTTTATGTATAATAGGGAATTTTCAAAATATCATGTATACGAATCCAATATAGACCCCGTCCTGAGACTCATGCACAGAACGGGTATTCAGTCCACCGGCTGGATAAATACTGGTGCTAATTGTGTTCGCTCTCACTTGGCAAAAACGGATATTGACTTATGGTGTAATGACTGGTCTACACTCACACCTGTAGCCAGAGATGATATTGCCCCGTTTATTGTAGCATCGTTTGATATTGAGTGTAATAGTTCAACTGGGAAATTCCCAGACGCTGACGTTACTAATGATGCTTGTTTTCAGATTGCTATTTCACTATGTAAATTTGGTAGTGATGAACCGTATGATAAAACATGTTTATGTTATAAAAAAACAGATCCAAAAATTGAAGGATCGAACGTCATTAGTTTTGATACAGAAAAGGAATTACTCTTGGCGTTTAAACGATACACGAATGAAAATGATATTGATATTTTGACTGGGTGGAATATTTTTGGTTTCGATCTTGACTATATTTATAAGCGCGCTGCTATGGTCGGCTGTGGCTTGGAATTTTACGATTTGGGTAAACTCAAAGAAAGTGAATGTCATATCGTGTACAAAAAATTGAGTTCAAGTGCTTTGGGTGACAATTTCCTGAAACTTTTACCTATGCCTGGACGATTTATTTTTGATATGTTCCATGAAGTTAAAAAAGGATACAAACTGGATTCGTATAGTTTAAACAATGTTTCTAAACTGTATCTCGGTGATCAAAAAATTGATATGGCTCCCAAAGAAATGTTTGCTCGATACCTCGAAGGTGACCCAGTTAAACTGCGTGAAGTGGCTGAATACTGTATCAAAGATACCTTATTACCTCATAAACTCATGAAGAAGATGTGTACATTACTCAATTTATTGGAGATGGCAAAGGCAACATGGGTGCCTCTATCTTTTTTGGTTGAACGTGGACAGCAAATCAAGGTATTTAGTCAGTTATCTAAAAAGGCTCGCGAATTGGGTTACATGGTACCAACGATTAAATATGGTTCTCTTCCTGAAGAGCAATACGAAGGTGCTACTGTACTTGAAGCACAGAAGGGTGCGTATTATACACCAATCACAGCCCTTGATTTTGAGGCTCTGTACCCATCGATTATGATGGCCCACAACCTCTGTTATTCTACATACGTCATGGATGAGAGACGATATGGTAATATCCCAGGAATTACATACGAAACATTTAACATTGGAAATAAGACGTATAAGTTTGCACAAGATGTACCGAGTCTTTTACCCGCCATTTTATTGGAGCTTAAACAGTTTCGTAAAAAAGCCAAAAAAGATATGGCGGCAGCCACTGGTGCGATGAAAGAGGTGTACAATGGTAAACAATTGGCCTACAAAGTTTCGATGAACTCTGTGTACGGATTCACTGGAGCTGGTAAGGGAATCCTTCCATGTGTACCTATTGCGTCCACTACAACGTGTAGAGGTCGCGGTATGATTGAAGAGACTAAAACTTATGTAGAGGCGAACTTCCCTGGTGCGAAGGTAAGATATGGTGACACAGATTCGGTTATGGTTGAGTTTGATGTGGGTGATCGTAAAGGTATAGAAGCAATCGAGTACAGTTGGGAAATTGGTGAACGAGCTGCTGAAGAATGTTCAGCCCTCTTCAAGAAGCCAAATAACCTAGAGCTTGAGAAGGTCTATTGGCCGTATTTTTTGTACTCAAAGAAGCGCTACGCTGCTAAGTTATGGACAAAGGGTAAAGATGACCAAATGCATATGGACTATGTGGACGTTAAGGGTCTACAACTCGTTCGCCGCGACAACACACCTCATATGAGAGAAGTGTGTAAAGAATTACTGGATGTAGTATTAACATCCGGAGACCCCGGACCACCGAGAGACCTCGCGATAGAACGCGCGAATGAGCTTCTAAATGGTGAAATACCACACGATAAACTTGTTTTGAGTCAGTCTCTATCCGATAGTTACAAAGTCGGTGGAAAGAGTGTTTCTATTAACAGTCCGGAGAGTATACACATAAATCAGGCGCACGTTCAAGTCGTAAACAAGATGAGACAAAGAAAGCCTGGATCAGAGCCACAATCTGGTGACCGTGTACCATATTTGCTCACAAAAACAGATAACCCTAAAGCGAAAGCATTCGAGAAATCTGAAGATCCTAAATATGTAGAAGAGCATAATATACCCATCGATTACCACTATTATTTTGTGAATAAGTTTTTGAACCCTGTATGTGATTTACTTGATCCACTATATGAAAATACCAAACAAGAAATATTTGGTGAAATTATTGAACAGTATAAACCACCAAAGAAGGTCACCGGTCCAGCCTTGAGTGGTATGAAAAAAGAACAATTGATTGAAGAATGTGAAAAGAATAATATTAGTAGTGAAGGTACGGCATTGATATTACGGGATCGTATTAAAATGTTTAGACAAAAACAAAACTCTGTTGAAGACTTATTTAAAAACTACGCGCAAAGTACTAGTAAGACATGAGTGCCAAGCAAATTGTTAAAATCGTCACAGAAAATATCAGAAAGTTAGTATCGGAACAACTTCCTTCTCTCATAGAAGATGCGGTCGATGAAGTCATCCACGAAAAGGTTGACGATGAACTATCTCAAACAACTTCCGAAGAGATGAGTAAAATTCTTGAATTTATTCACAAGAAACATGCAGTACCACTGGATTTACTTTTACGTGATGCCGAGGAAGCGCGTAACACTAATATCTGTAAAGGAATTGTAAAAGAGTCCAATGGAGAAACTAGGAGGTGTAGTTTTAGGGGTAAATTTGATGGATATTGTAAATTTCACAAAGACCAAGGTGAACGTATTCAGAAACGCGTCCTTCATAGTGGTGATCATTTTAAAAGTGCGTGTAATGAAGTCAGAGAAGCTCAATCAGAGCTTAGAGATTTGGGGATACTCTAATATATGAGCAAATCGACTATTCTACTAACATCAATAAATGGCTTTTATGGAGACGAAAAGAATCGAACTAAATTAATGAATATTCTGGATAAGACGAGTGGTATTTCACTTAGAAATCTAGAATGGTTCATCACAAATTATGCGAAAAAAAATAACACATCATACACGACTACCGATGGTAAACTTTTTACTGTACACTGTGCGTATAAATCAAGTCTTGATGGATACTCCAAAAAACTTTTTGACCCTTTTTGTAGGTCTCAAAAGTTTCCATATACTATTCCCGGTACATCTCATGAAATTCATACGACACTCGCACAGTTAAATTTCATCAAATGGTGTATTAAGAATAATATTATCGAGTATATTTCAAACAATAAGACTTCACTTTTTAGTAAGCAAGTGACATAAAACCCTTATCAAAAATATAGGTTTGATATCCCGTATAATACATCTGAAGTGAATATGTCTTGTTGACTATATCAACAAGTGACCCACTTGAAGTATCTAGTTTTACTTCTATGGAAGTCTTATCAGATTGTATCTGACTAAAATCCAAGTTCCCCGATGGCTCCACATTAATCGGATTCATCGAGAAACTGTATGTATATACATTACGTATAGGTCTTGAAAGTCTATTCTTATACGGAATTAGGTATTTGTAATAATTATGATTTGTATTCGAAACGTTAGGTAATTTATTTCCGTTGATATTAAAACTCGCTTCACTCATGATGGGATGAAAGAATGTCTGTACCTCGTCAAAATTTACATTAGATGAAAAATTGAATCTATTTTGGTAAAACTTTTCTTCTTGTAAAGCTTTACCCCCCGTAGAATCAGTGGCATCTTCGAATTCTGTATTTCTTAAAAACCAATGAATACATTTTACTGGAATATTCGGTACGAGGTTATTTTTGATAATATCTTTATTTACATCACTGATTATACTAGGATGTCTGCGTACGATATCTGTTATGAATGTCTGGGGTTCACTCGCTAGGTACTGTCGTTCTTCCGGACTTACCGTTATTTCTTCTGTAACGAGTTTAAACTCGGGGAGTGAGAGTATATCTGACGTATCAGTAAAAAAAGCTTTTTGGTGAAACTCCAACTCAAATTCTATTTTTTGACGGTGTACAGCACATACTGGGAAGTATGGACGATTTGGTTTATTTGAAGAATATTCATCACTTGCGTATTTCCTCGAAAAGAAGAAGTGTAGGGGTATCACAAGGTCGGATGAATATTGTGCATAGTCGTCAAAGTTATCCAACGTGGAATCATCATAACCGATACTTCTATTAACAAGAAACCTATTCGCCACTTTCTCAGACATTTCTAAATAAAGTTCATCATATATGACTCCCCAATCATCATGTATTTTTTCCACCTCTAGCTCATCGACAAACATCGTGACACTCTTAAGAATGTGTCGACCGAGTTGGTCTGCATAGTTTTTTCCACCCCCAAAATCTGAGAGGCCTGGCATGGTAATACTCAACCACATGTTACTCAAAAGATCACCCATGTTTTGGGGGTTGAATTGAACTTTGATTGTTTGTCCAAACGGCCACCCAGATATTTGCCCGGGATTGATCACGTTACGGCTTCTATGATACTTCCTAAATTCAGAGTGTCGTGTCATGTCTCGATCCTTAAAGAATGAGTCTTCTGGGTCTTTGGAAAGAAGGTGTATATCCTGCTTTCCAATAGCTTTGAGAGAAATTTTAGCAGCTTCACCCATACTTATCTATTGTTTATATATTTTTAATATCATTCTTCCACATGTTTATAGCTGTAGTAGACTTCATAATCTCGAGATCCCTTTTCGCCTGTTCGGATTCTTTGAGAAGTTCACGAACACTCTCATCCGTGTACTGAACGGTTCTAATATTCAAAAGGTAGTCATATGTTCCGCCAATTTGTGGGAAGAGTCCAGAAAGTTGGTTTTCGAGTTCTTGCTTTTTACGGCGAAATACAATGATATCACCGTTGATAACCATGGATACAAATCGAGACTTGTAATCACACATCTGTGCCTTTGCCTCCAGAACTTTGATGAGATGTTCTTTCCGCTTCTTGTAATACTCGTAGCGAAGCTCAATAAAATCTTTTAGAATTAGTTCTGGACTTTGATATTTATGAATACCCTTTGTTGGATGAAAGAGGTGCATATTGCTTGTACGGAGTGTCTTTTGAAGTTTAAGATCCTTAACAGCATCTTTTCCACTGTAATCTTGTATGAGGAAATCCACATTCTCAGTTGTACTGTTATTTGTGAAACCACTGATGATTTTCTTTTCAACGAGGGTATCGAGGTGTTCTTTGTAATCTTGGGTCCAGCGTCCCGGGGGGAGTTCAGTCACCTTAACCGTCCTCCCAATACTACTCCATACACCTTGGGTCACCCATGAATCGTCATCCTGTTCCATGATTTTACCCTTGAAACCCCTGAACCAGGGTTTCATTTTTTGAATACTTTTACCATTTAATACATTTGTAATATTATCACGGATATCCTTGGGATTGAATGGAGGTACGTAGCAACTGAAACCAGTACCGATACCTTCACTTCCATTGACCAAAATCATGGGTAGAGTAGGCATGTAGAAATCGGGTTCAATAGACCGTCCATCATCATCCAAATAATTAAGAATCGCATCATCCTTGGGATCGAAAAGCTTACGAGCCTCAGATGTCAATCGTGTGAAAATGTACCTCGTCTGAGAAGCATCCTTACCACCCATAAGTCGTGTTCCAAATTGACCACATGGCTCTAGGAGATTGATATTGTTAGACCCCATGTAATCATTCGCCAATTTCACAATTGTATCAGCGAGAGATACTTCACCGTGATGATAGGCACTCTTCTCAGCTACAAAGGCAGCGAGTTGTGCCACCTTCATCTCAGCAGTCAAATTCTTTTGAAAACATGAATACATAACCTTTCGTTGGGAAGGTTTCAGACCATCACAAACGTGTGCGATGGAACGCTTGAGGTCTGCAAGACTGAAGTTTACCAGGTCCTTATGAACAAAGTCGGTGATGTTCAACTGTTTCACATTACCATAAGGAACCTCTAACTCCTTGGGGTCTTTTGCAGTGCTTTCAAGAAGCCACGTCTTTCGATCATCAGCCTTTTTCTTGTCAAAAGCCAAAGTAATAGATTTATCAGACATCACATCTGTATCGAACTTGACTGTGAGATCTTCGATTTGTTTGAAATACTCACGTGCCTCCTTTGAAGTTGAGGTACCCAAACCCTTGTAATACTTGATGCGCCAACCGGGCTGTCCATTTCCATACCAGGTCCTGAATTTAGAATCCGTATAGAACGACTTGGTTTGGTTACCCCTAGTAGCCTTGATAATCGGGGTGACCATCGATACGACGAATCCCAACTTGAGGAGACTAGGCCAAAAGTAGTCAATCATGTTTAGGATCAGACCCTTGATATGCGAACCGTCATTATCTGCATCTGTCATGATCATGAGACGACCATAGCGAAGCTCTGAAACATCTTTGTAGTCCTTCCCCTGTTGGAGACCAAGGATCTTCTTGAGATCATTGAACTCCTGGTTCCCTGTCAGCTGTGCCACAGAAGCATCCCGTACATTTTTGCACTTACCGCGGAGGGGAAAGACACCGTAGTGGTCTCGACCAACAACTGATAGTCCAGCAACCGCGAGGGTTTTAGCCGAATCACCCTCTGTGACGATAAGGGTACACTTTTTGGATTGCGCTGTTCCAGCTTTGTTTGCATCATCTAATTTAGGGATGCCAGTAATCTTAGACTTTCGTGCTCCACCATCAGTCTTGGCAAGCTCCTTCATCTCTTTGAACTTTGAGAGAGCTGTAAGCTCATCGGAAATACCCGTTTTTAGGACGTTTTTAACAAAGGTTTTGGGCATCTCAAATTTAGATCCAAAATCCTGTACTTTGAGTGTGCACTCAGATTTGACTTGACTCGAGAATGAAGGATTCTCAAGAGTGGCCTTTACAAAGATATTGAAGGTGTTCTTCACTTGTTGAGGCTTGAGTTTGATTTTCTTTGCCATCTCCTCGATGACACCCGATGCAACTAGGGATGCCACGTGATCCACATGAGTTCCACCCTTGGTTGTACAGATACCATTGACGAAGGATACCTGCTCTAGACCATTCTCTGAAGGCCCGATACATACAGACCAACGGTCTCCAGTGACTGATGTGACATTCTCAACACCTTCATGCATCTTGGCATAGGTATCGAGGTTCTGTTTGGGTAGAACATCTCCATTAAACTTGACTTTACAGTTTGGGGTTGTGCAAATATTTGCATCCCAAACTCTCTTTTGGAAAATCTTATAGATGGCATTTTCCATCTTAGAAAGTCCAAATCTTCGCCAATCGGGGACAAAGGTCACAGAAACAGATGACGTGGCACCCGAATGTTTTTTGATTTTTGGTGGTTCACAGACGGTCATATTTTTAGACCATTTCTGTGTGTAGGTCTGTTTATTTTCATGGTCCTTGATCACGATAGAAAAATCTGATGAGTAGATATTCGTCAACTTGGCTCCATAACCATTACGGCCTCCGACAATTCGCTTCTGGTTATCATCATAGTTGGTACTTGTGAGGAGATGCCCAAATGTAAGTTCTGGGTTCCACAGACCCTCCTTTTCGTGTATACGAACACCGATACCACCGAGAGGTCCATTGTTCTCGATAGTCACGGCACCCGATTCCTTGTCTATATCGACAGAGATGGAGGTAACATTTTTGGGGTGCATAGAGTTGCGGTCAATTGCGTTGACGAGGATTTCGTCAAAGATTTTCAAGAGAGCTGGGGAATACTTGAGGTTCTTCTTCTCAAACTGTGATTTGTTACTGTTGAGAACCCAGTACGGTTCGACATTTAAGTCGACTGGACCGACATACGAGTCAGGTCTCTTGAGAATATGTTCTATGTGGGTGAGCTTTTGAACTGATTCCATTTCTTCTTATTTTTTATTACAAATCTAATCTCTAACTTAGGTTCTCGTGTTGTCTTAATCGACATTATTCATAATCTCGAAACATATGGTCAATGGTATACCAGCGTTCGAATACTTCGCATCTCTCTCCACATGCACTCTTGTTTGATGGATTATTATTCGGGACTCGGGATTTCCAGTCTCGTGTGGTTTCAGAGTTTCCGGAACCATGAACGATACCCATAAATTCGTGGATGGTACTGTAGCGCACTGATGGATATTTCATTATTATAGCTTGGATGGTCATGACAACATACGCAGGCCATTTGATGAAAGGGTGGGCAGTGTTGCTCTTGTTTGTTGGCATCAACCGGTCAAAACATTTGATAAAATTGTCGACTTTTTCCGATAGACTCCTGATATCGAGTTCCACGCCCCGGAATCTCTCGGCGTGCTCACGAAGTTTGAGTACACTAGAAATGCGTTCGGTATGAACAAGTCGTTTTTCAATGAAGTTGGTAAGAATCATATACATCGCCATAGACGTATCTCCTCGTTCGTTCTTGGTGCCAGCCATTTTGGTAAACTCGAGAAGACTGTCACTGTGACGATCACCGAGTATGCGTGAGAGTTCGCAAAGCGGGATAGAAGGCATCATATTTACAAATTCTCCAGAGTTGATGGGAAGGCCCATATTCACACGGAGGATGAACTGCTCCTCTTCGAGGTCGGTCAGACCCGTAAAAACCGTGTACCGGATTTTCCTGTAATTGAAACGATCTTGGTCAGATAACGTCATCTCATTCAGATACAATCCATTGTATTGGAACGTGTTAGACATAAATTTTATGATCGTATGCACTCTGTGACCTCCTTCGAGGATCCGAAACGAGTTATCCCTTCTAGAAACCGTGATCGGGTTAACAACGAAATCTAGGTAGAGAGAATCGATAAAAAAACTCTCTTGTTCATTGGTCCACGTGTCGGGATTGCGTTGAAGAATCGGGTGGTTCGTCCACAACTGATCTGTTCTTGTCAGTTCTGAAAAGAACGAGGATAAGTTCATAGAGTCGTCATTACGGTTTCGATCAGACATGATGTTGGATTTTGTTTGTTGAAAATTATAAGGTTTTGAGTTGACTTAGGTTTCGGTTTCACAGGAACTATCGTAATCTTCGATAAGTTCCTTAACAAGAAATTCAAAGAGAGTATCATATAGATCTTCTGGAAAGTCTCCTTCCAGTTCCGCGTCACCATCAATCATGTAATGATGAACAAACCTGAAAGATACAACTTTGTTTTCTCTCGAAATTTTACCTTCCCACTCTCTATATTGATTATATGGATCATCCTCGTCCTTTTCTATACTATAAACTTCGTGACGCACATCATCCAATTCAACGTCCCACCAATACTCGGGGTTTTCTTCTTCATCGGGATAAAACTGCATTTTACTAATAATAAAGTCTAACTTTTAACCTAGGTACTGATTTTCTTTTTAACAGATTCAAGAAGTTTCAAAACAGATATAGTTCCCGTGAATAAAAATAGTATCTGTTTGGTGAGTGGTATCCGTAATTCATTTGGATGTGGTATAGAAGGTCTTCGTAATTTTTTATGTATTCGTCGCAAAGCATCACATGTCTCGAGATATTTACCCTCTGGCATCTGGTCCTTTGCCTCATCGATAGTGGTCATCACTATGATTAGATCTTTATCTACTGCCATAAAGTAAAGTGATAATTTTTCTTTAGATACCTTAAGAGATGTACTTCTATTTGATTATTGCAATTTTCATTCTCGTAGTGATGATGCAGAACAAGACCAGGGGTATGAAAAGTTCAATCGAGAAATTAGTTCGACAGTCAGCGCGGTATGCTACTGCGGCTCAACAGGACAAGTCTCCTGTCATAGCCGTTCTTCACGCCAACTATGCAGCCGCATACCTTTACGCTCTCAAGGATATCGCGAGTAAATCACAGATTCATAATGCGACTGGAATAGATGTCAAGAAATTCAGTGAGCATGTGACTAATGTACAAGATATGGTGACTAAAAAGACTACGGAGACTTGTCCAGAATTTGCGGGAAATGTTGACATTTATCTCGCAGAAATTGGTGGTGAAGCTTGATGAGTACCTAAGTAATGTTTCAAAATTATAAAAAGTAAGTTCTAAAAATGCAAGTTATTCGTGACGAAACGTGGCAGCAATGCCTTGCCAATGCGGTCAAGATGTATCGAATCATCGAACCCGATGATCGCTGTTATCACTTAGCTGATGCAACGTGGAAGTGTAAGATGTCTTATAAGAGACACGAAGAAAAGAAAGAGAGTCGACAAGTTGTTGTCATTGACAAGATACCCGAGAAGCAAGTGACACAGCGTTCACAACATAAAATATGTCAAGCGACGACTATGTCTGGAAAACCGTGCTCGTTCAAGGCTATATGTGGAGATTTTTGCAAAAAGCATAGAATCGATAAGGAGGAAATCGGAAAAAAGATTCAAATAAAATCCTAGACTATTATAAATGTTAGACCAAGAAAGTCTTAGACCTGTAATAATAGCAATGGCTCTTTACATCACTATCGGCGTTATCATCCCTCGTATTGTTACCAAACCTACCGGTTTTCAACCCCTAGATGACCTCGTTATGACCATAATCGCTCAAAGGGGGTCATTGATGAGTGGCACAATTCTCATAGGTCTTATTGTCCTCGCCACCAATTACATTCAGGATGAACTCATGTAAAACATTCTCACGTCCTACTAAATTTTGAGTGTATTCGTGATCCATGTGACGAACTCTATTGTCATACGCGTGTCTCATGAATTCCAAGAGTTGGTCGAAATTCGGATTTCCCCATTTCATACCTTTTTTGAAGAGAAAGTCATCATTCTCCAACTCTTGAAGTTCACAGTCAATTGTGTACGGTGTTTTTATATACTCCGAAGCACCTCCATATCTGGTTATGATAACAGGTTTGTTCCGCATAGCAGCTTCGACCGCCCCCATACCCACACCTTCAGAGTGAGAAAAATTTACATAGCAATCACAACGATTATGAAGAGTATCCATTTCTTCATCAGTTAGCATATCATTTATAACTTCAACGCGTGGAAACTGAATCTGTACAGACTGATTACAAGTAGCTTTCACTACGAGACGTGTGTTTGGTTCATTTAATCTCGCGAATGCCTGAATAACATCTCTAAATTTCTTTCTAGGATCCATGATATTTCCGATATGATAAAACGTATAAGGTTTTTCCTTTGGTGTAGGAATATGAGCGTGTATCACATAAAATTCATTTTCCGGAAATTGTTTCGATAAAACATTCTTACAAAATTCACTTGGAACTGCCACACGTTTAAATTCCTTCATTATAAGTCCATAATCTTCATGAACAGTTTCTGTTTCACACACAGTCATACATGCTAGATTTTTTACTCTAGTTTTTGCATACTTGATGTATTCAATTTGATCCCGTGTTGGGATTACAAATATCAGGCCATTATCAGTCTCTGGAAGTTGTTTACCTATCTCGAAGTAGTGACCATTAGGTAAAAAGAGTTTAACATATTTCAGAGCATGCTGTCCTATACCCGTTTTCATATGGGGTCCAACAATGATCATTTGGTATAAAGATAATCTTTCTTTTATATATAATAACATGTCCCTCCGCAAGGAAATCGAAGATGAAATGCAGCGTACCCGTCTCGACAAAACTCGTCTCTATGACCTACTCCTCAAGATTATTGACCAGGGTGGTAGTGGTGCGGGTTCCCAGGGTCCTCCTGGTCCTCCCGGTCCCACTGGTCCCCACGGCCCACCAGGCCCACCCGGTCCTCAGGGACCGGCCGCCCCTGTCGCTAAGGCTCCAGTCACTAAGGCCCCTGCTGCTAAGACTCCCGCCAAGAAGCCAGCCGCGAAACCCGCTGCGAAGAAGACTGATGCCTAAATATACAAGTTAATTAAAGTTAGAACCCCTATTATAAATACATGATTGCTATTGCTTGCACACCTACACGTATTTATAACTCGGTATCAAATGAAGAAAAGCCAAAACACTGGCGCCAACATCCTAATCGAGTTAGAAGGAGGGTTTACGCGGTGAACAGTCCCAAAGTGAATGAGGACACACTGAAAATCAAAAAGTTGGAAAAGGAGGTTGACATGTACAAGAAGGCGCATCATAAAATGAAAATGATTGCACAATGGAGTCTTCGTGCGAATCAAGCGGCTCTTACTGATTCACGAACTATTCTTCATACTTTGGAAGAATTATACGGGGATGAGGCTTTCGAGGATCAATATGGAAAAGACAATGGTGATGAAAAGAACTGAGGTCTATGTACATGTCTAGTAGGTAATGCATGTGGTAATCTGATTCCACTTTTATACACAGATCCCATAAATAAACCAGCTGATAGTGCTCGCGTGGGATTAATACCAAATCTAGCGGGGATCGTATATATTCCATGTTTAATATCATCTTCTACATCTTCAATGTCTGCCATGTTTGATACACTCGATGCGAGAAGACCCATCGCAATCGTTT